TTATAACTGTGAAAACATCTAAGAAAAACATTAAATGCAATATCGTGGAAATTCACGGGCCAAGCACGGTCAAGTATCAACCCGACAAACCTCTAAGCTGTGGGGCCAAGGTGTGGATTGAAACGAAAGCAGAAGTAACTACTGACGGAATAACGTGGGAATAGGAGTAACCATAATGGCGTGTACATGCGAAAAAGCTAATGTTACTAGAGTATGCAAAACCCCCTTTTACGATGCGTTTGACGTATGCTTAATTTGTTTACACGAAAAAACATGCCACGAGTCTTCTGACCAGAAAAGTAAAAACTAAGTTTAGGGAGCTAGTCAAATGACAGCGTGGTCTTACAGCAGTATAAAAACATTTGACCAGTGCCCTAAAAAGTACTACCACTTAAAGGTTATAAAAGATGTTAAAGATTTTGGTAACGAAGCTACTATTTACGGTAGCCAAGTACACAAAGCCGCAGAAGACTACATAGCAAACGGCATAGAGATACCCGCTAAATTTAGTTTTATTACCGCCCCACTAAAAGCATTAGCAAGTATCCAAGGGCAGAAACATTGTGAGTTGCGGCTAGCTGTAAGCTATGATGGGCAAGAATACAAACCAACAGAGTTTATGGCAAGGGATGTGTGGTATCGTGGAATAATTGACCTGCTAATTATAAACGAAGACACAGCGTATATCGTTGACTATAAAACAGGTAAAAACGCCAAGTATTCAGATACTACTCAGCTAGATGCACTAGCTGCCGCTGTTTTTGTGAATTTTCCTACAGTGAAAACTATTAAGTCTGCGTTGCTCTATTTAGTAAGCGGGGATTTTATTAAGAAAGAGCACAAAAAAGAATTAACGAAGTCTTACTTCGCCACGTTTAATGGCGTTCTTGAAAGGCTGAACGTGGCCGAGCAATCAGGCGTATGGAACGCAGTAAGTGGGCCGCTATGCGGGTTTTGTCCAGTAAAATCATGTGAACATTACAGAGGTAGATAATTATGAGTAGGAATTACCGGCAAGAATACGATAGATATCAAGGCTCCGAGGTGCAGAAGAAAAACCGCGCTAACCGGAACGCTGCTAGACGCAAGGCTATGAAGAGCGGTAAGGTCAGTAAAGGTGACGGCAAAGATGTAGCGCACGTTAAGGCAATGGACAAAGGCGGTACTAACGGAGACGGAGTTAAAATAGAAACCGCGTCACAAAACCGCTCTTTCAAACGAGACGCTAGCGGCAACCTAGTATCCGAAACTAGCAAACGCGAGAGAAAAAACCGAAGGACTGTATGAAAATAGTTAACAATAAGGCTCTCGTCTTAAGAACGAGACGGCCACATCTTGTCACTGAAAAAATAAAAAAATCTAAAGTGTTACAAGAAGAAAGTGGCTTGTACGAAGTCGCTGTAAACTGGGAGTTGAAGGAAGCCCAAACACTCGCAGATATAGGGGTTAGAAACGTACCGTCTCCTATAGTTAGAGATTATAAATGGTCTGGTAAATTAAACCCGTTCTCGCACCAGAAAGACACGGCTTCTTTTTTAACCCTCCATAAGAAAGCTTTTTGTTTTAACGAGGCAGGCACCGGAAAAACCGCGTCTGTGATATGGGCTGTAGATTATTTGATGCAACAAAACCTTGTAAAAAGAGTTTTGATTATATGCCCATTGTCTATTATGAAGTCTGCATGGCAACAAGATTTATTTAAGTTTGCTATGCACCGCAGCTGTTCCGTAGCTTACGGCACTTATGATTCTCGTAAAAAGATAATAAACGCTGGAGCAGAGTTTGTTATTATAAACTTTGATGGTGTAGGCGTAGTTAAAGACGAAATAATAAATGGTGGTTTTGATATAGTTGTAGTAGATGAGGCTAACGCCTATAAAAACCAACAAACAAATCGTTGGAAAGTGCTCAAAGAAGTAAGTAACAAAATGGGTTGGATGTGGATGCTAACTGGTACACCTGCGGCCCAATCCCCATTAGATGCTTACGGGTTAGCTAAGCTAATTAGCCCACAAAAAATACCTAAGTATTTCGGACAATACCGCGACTTAGTTATGCAAAAGGTTACTCAATATGTTTGGAGACCAAAACGCAACGCAGACAAAATAGTTCATGCAGTGTTGCAGCCCGCAATTCGGTTTGAAAGGAAACAATGTTTAGACCTGCCAGATGTAATGTACACCGAAAGAGACGCCCCGCTAACCATACAGCAAGAAAAATACTATAAACTTTTGAAGAGACAAATGGTTATTCAAGCCGCTGGGGAGAACATTACTTCCGTTAACGCAGCTACAAACCTAAACAAGCTACTACAAATATCCGGGGGTGCAGTCTATTCAGATACTGGAGAAGTCGTGCAATTTGACGTTAAAAATCGGCTAGACGTAGTATACGAAGTAATAATAGAAGCTAGTCATAAGGTATTAGTGTTTGTGCCGTTTACTCACACAATAGAATTGTTGAAAGAGTTTCTTAACAAAAAGAAAATTAGTAGCGAGATAATCTCTGGTAAAGTATCTTTTAATAAACGCAACGAAATATTTGATAGCTTTCAAAAGAGAAAAGACCCTCAAGTCCTCATTATACAGCCACAAGCTGCATCACATGGGCTTACTTTGACCGCAGCAGACACCATTATTTGGTACGCACCAGTAACTAGCGTAGAAACGTATTTACAAGCTAACGCTAGGATTAACCGACCCGGACAGAAAAATAACATGACCATCGTGCACATAACCGGTAGCGAAGTAGAACACAAACTGTACACCATGCTACAAAACAACATTTTGAACCACAACAAGATTGTAGACCTCTACAATCAAGAAGTAGAAAACCCCACTTGACATTGTAAAGCGGTATGTTAAACTAGCACCCCCGAGTAAAAAAGGAGGTGCACATGTCGGCAACCGCAAACACTCTTGTTGCGGCTTATTTAAAGTTACGAGACGCAGTGCGGGACAGAGAAGAAGAGATAAAATCCTATAAGAAAAAAATGGAGGTTATAGACGCAGAGCTACTTAGACTTTGTGAAGGACAAGAGGTCAACGGATTTAAAACCGACCACGGTACTGTATCTAGATTAGTTAACACCAGATATTGGACTAATGATTGGTCTAGTATGTATGAGTTCATAGAAGAAAACCAAGCATATCATCTTCTAGAAAAGCGTATACATACTGGAAATATGAAAGAGTTTTTAGAAGAGAACCCAGACAAACTTCCAATCGGTCTACAGGCCGATAGTAAATATGTAATACGTATAACTAAACCAAGGAACAAGTAGGAGTTTATATATGAGCAACGACGTAGAAATTTTTACCAAGCAGGAGAATAACGTATCTACAGCCGGTCGCAAAATGACCGCTCTCGGCACGAAGTTAGCCGGAACTATAACCGTATCAAGCCGTCGTATTGTGGCTAAAAACGGGACGTTCCGTAAGATTATTAACGGCAAGCAGGTTGGTGACGCCATACGGGGGGAATTTAACGCTATTATTGTAGATATGTTGCCGGAAGTATCTCGTATTTACTACAAAGAAAAGTTTGACCCCGAAAAAGAACCAACGCTTCCTAACTGCTGGTCTAACAAGGGAGACCGCCCGGAACCAGAAGCTTCCGATAAACAGTCTGCCAACTGTAGTGAGTGCCCTATGAACGTATCTGGTTCTGGACAAAACAATAGTAAAGCCTGTCGCTACCAACGCCGCATAGCTATCCTCATTGAAGGCGACAATTCTGGTGAAGTCTATCAGTTTCAAATTCCTGCTAAGTCTTTGTTTGGTAAAGGGAATCGTAATGTACACCCGTTTGAAGCTTATATTAAGTTTATTGTAGCAAACGGCATGTCCCCCGATAACGTAGTAACTACTATAGCTTTTGACGATAATGCTGAGACTATGGAGTTGTTGTTTTCCCCAGTGCGCGAAATTAACGACGAAGAATATGAACAGGTTTTAGCCGCGCAGGCTAAACCAGAAGCCAGACGTTATACTAGAATTACTGTTTCTCAAGTAGATGGTGTAACTAAAGAGCCTGACACTAAAAAAACCCAACCCAAACAAGTTGTTACCCGCTCAGAAGAACCAGAAAGTGAAGAAGTTGAAGAGCCTGTGAAGCGCCCCAAAAGGAAAGAAACCGTTCTCCCCGATAAAGAGGAAGACTTAGCGTCGATTATCGACGAGTGGGGCGCAGAAGCTTAATGAGTCGTGGGTATAGCGTAAGGTTCATTGAGCTTAATAAATCCGCAGACCGACAGCACCTAGGGGTAAAGCTTGGGCGCATGTGCATCAAGTACGATGTACCTGTTTCGCTCGTAGCTGACCACCTAGGTGTAAGTCGGCAAGCTGTGTATAACTGGTTTACGGGTGTATCAAACCCAAAGCCACTATTTGCACAAAAAATAAAAAAATACTTAGAACGTTTTTAATTGTAATTCTATGAAAAACATAGACCTAATAAGCATAGTTCGCCCCGCAGGTGGGTGGTACGGATTTTTAGCGGTTAAAAACAAAACTAAAATACGCCACTTGATGTTTGAAACTAGGGAGGAACTCGACGCTGCAATACAAAAGTATGTTTCAGACCGCTGGTGCGTGTTTTTTGGGTTGGGTAAGTTTAGAACGGGAGCAAGCAGAACACAGGACAACGTAGAATCTTTACGCTCTTTCTGGGTAGACATAGACTGCGGAAAGAACAAGTCGCTAGTCGATGAAAAAACCGGACGTCCACAAGGATATGAGACACAGCTAGAGGGTTTAAACGCGCTTAAAGAATTTTGTACCCGTACAAAGTTGCCCAAACCGTTAATAGTAAATTCAGGTAACGGCATTCATGCCTATTGGCCGCTACAAGAGGATATTCCAAAGGACCAATGGGATGTAGTTGCTAAGCGTTTTAGGCAAGCGTGTATAGCCCATGATTTTTATGTAGACACGAAGGTATTTGAGGCTGCCAGAGTGTTAAGACCCCTTAATAGCAAAAACTTTAAAGGTGACGCTATTGGGGTTGCTGAAAAACCTGTGCTTTTAATTAGAGAAACCTCACCAATCCCGTTTGATTCTATTCGTTCTTTGTTTGGTGTTGAGGAAGGCGCAGTAGAGACGAAAAAGCCAAGGCGCGGGATGAGCGCATTAGGCCAAACTTTACTTGCTAATTCTGATACCAGTTTTAAACGTATCAT